CTATGGCTCCGCCTGGTTGCAAACGCTGTCTAGGTCCAGATGTGTACCATTCATAGGCGTTGTCCATGGCTGTTTGTGAGAGAGCATCTTGCTCGGAATGTGGGTCATCAATAATTAATAAATCAGCACCACGCCCTGTTATCGCACCACCGACCCCTGCTGCAAAGTATTCTCCACCTACTTTAGTGTTAAATCTACCAGATGCTTTAGAATCCTGAGATAAAGCACTATTTGGAAAAACATCTTTAAATTCCTGTTGATCAAATAAGTTTCTAACCTTTCTACCAAAGTTATATGATAGCTCTGCTGTGTGTGTAGTTTGTATAATTTTTAATTTAGGTTTTTGCCCTAACATCCATGCAGGAAATAAATTGGAAGCAAACTCAGATTTTGTATGTCTCGGTGGCATATTAACAATTAATCGTTTTATCTTTCCACGTGAAATGTCTTCAAATTTTTGTGCAATAATTTTGTGATGGGAACCTGCAACAAACTCTGGCCAAACTTTTCTTACAAAAGTTAGGAAGGAGGAACGGGACTCCTCTGCCACTTTTATTTGCATTTTCCTTAATTCATATTTTAATAATTCCGTTGGGATTTTTTCTGAATTCATAAAAAAGTTATATCATACTTTCTGTTTGTGTAAAACTTAGCCTTTAGACACACTCACACGCGACGGGGCAAATTGGGTTGGGTGGGGGTGCGTGGAAAACCATATGTAGTATGTTGGGCAATCTAAGTACCTAGATGTTGTAGATGAGTGTTAAATGTGTCAGGATGGGGCTGCCTGGAAGAACTGGTAGCTGCATCCTGCTGCCTGGTAAGATGGCATAAAAAAGGGGGCTATATAGCCCCCTCGCCGATCCTTAAGGAATTAAGTTATCTCGGTAGTTTTTCTCGAAGCTTAGACATAACACGCTGACCCCATTCGCTCACGTATCGTGGTGCATTAGGGTCAAGTATTACGCTTTCAACTTCAGACTCCAAGACTTTATATAAAGCCTTCCAATTAATATTATCAACGTGGCTTTGTTCAGTAACAGGTTGATTGTCAACTGCTTGAATACCAAAAGCGTTATTAACTGCTGATAATTGTCTTGATAAGTAGTCATCATTATTCGGCATTTTGATTTCTCCTTTCTATCTACCTTCTTACTCCCATTTTATTCTATACTCAACAACTTTATTTCTTTCTTGTGGATAACTTTTCACTTGACAACGACCGACCAGACGCATGTGCCGTGCTTGTGTACCTATACTATACTACTATACATAAGAGCTAATCAATGGGTAATGGAAATGGACGTAAAAAAAGGGGCGAGTAGGTCGCCCCTGTTATTCTACTTAGGCAATTTATCGGTACTAAGCGGAAATTCTGAAGTCTGCTACTTCATCAATCGTAGCCTTCTTGTTTCGTGATACTGTGCTTTCCGATAAAGGCATAGCCTGTATCTGTTTATACTGCGTTGGCACTTTGCATTGATGATACGCAATCTCGCCAAGTTTCTCCTTGACCAACTGCGAGTCAATCTTTGCACCAAGTTTTTGTGTGACATGAAGCGAGTAATCCTTCCCATGCAATAGGTTTGCATTTTCACTCATAGACAAGTCTATCATCAGTGGTCTGTTGACTTTAATAAAGTCTGCCAGAACTTTCTGCATTGTCAACGCTCGACCATAAGCGTCAACGATAGCTTGTTTATTTCTTTTACTTACACTAGCAGGACTTTGTTGTGCCTTCTCTAGTACTTCTAATATATTAACAGCTTTTGACATTATATTATCCTTTCGTCTTTCTAGTTAATACTCCCTTTATATCCCATGTTATTATACCTGTCAAATCTTTTTTTATTTTTTTTCCACACGCACTTCCACTCCCGTACCTGCAGCATGCACTACTATTATACTATATACACCAAAAGGTTTCGCTAATGGAATGGAGTGGAGGCATCAGAAGACAGACTTCAGCAGCAGGTAGCTGCAGAGCAGAAGCAGCCCCGCTGCTGGGTGATGGGTTGCCAGCAGCAATGTAATGAGCAGGATCATCTAACGTGGTCCTATCATTTGTTCCATCTGTGCCCAGGCAGCTGCGTCCTGGTTCACCAGCAATGAAGCGCCGTCGCCCCAGTCCAGGTACCAATACTCGAGTCGATGGATCTCATAATGTTCGTTAACGTATGCGCGAAGCTCGTCGCTGGGTCCGCCCCAGCTGAACTGCCAACGCCAGTATCCTTCTGCCTGGTCGGTGAATGTATGCGGTTCTACGTAGTCGAATCCCAATGCCTCGTACTCAGGATCTTTAAGATCTTCCTGCCTCTCCTGCCACTGGTCTTCTACCAGCTCAGCGCAGGTGGGTTCTTTCTTTAATACTGTTACAGTCTCTGTCATGTTGTTCCTTTCTAATGTAAGTGAGTCAGGGCGTCTGGCAAACGAATCTGCTTATGGAAGCCCGTGGGTTCTCCTCAGCTCCTGACTCGTGTGGCCGTTCATGAAACTTCCAAACGGATTCGGTAGCCACAGGTATGTATATAGTCCCATCTTATTAGATAGTCAAGACCTATCTACATTTTATTTCCACACGCACTTCAGCTCCTGCTGGTGACGCCAGTCCTGTAACTACTATAGTGCCAGAGCTACGTTGGTCGCCGATGGAAATGCAGACAGCTACCATCTCAGCATCCTGGTCCCGCTGCATGCATCCCTTATATTACAACGGTTGGTTGGCTTCCAGCAATGGAATGGAGATGGAGTAGCTCCTGCTGCGCCTGGTGAGCTGCAGACCAGGAACAATGATGCTGGTAAAAAGGCTTGGTTTTCCGTAATGGAAGTGGACTGGCGTGCCATCAGCTCCCGCTGCAGGTGCAGCCTGACTCTATATGTCCCCTGTGGGATTGGGCTTTGGTAATGGAAATGGAGAACGCAGAAGATGTTCGTGGATTGCATCCCAGGCAGCAGGAGATGCGGGGAGCTCTACTCTATACTGGGGGCGGGTTTCGGGGGTAATGGACAATGTAGAATGGAGCACGGAACACGGAAATATATACAGTGCTCTCTGAGAGAGGTGCTGAAGCATAATAAAAGATCTTCCACCATGTAAAGTATGCTTAATATTCCACACTTTTTGGAAGGGGCTAATATTTATCTTATTACTTGATGTTACTTTTAACTCGACAAAAATGTTGATCCCAGCAGAGATGCCATGCAAGTCTGGTACACCTTGATTTACCCAAGATTCAAACCTAGTCCAATGTATATTTGACAAATTCTTTCGTACCATTTGCCATAGTTTTGATTCTGGTTTCAAAAAGGCATACCGAAATAATAAATAAAAACACCTATCATCAATGCTAATTTCCAATTAAAAGCTAACAATATAACAAGTAATAAAAGCACCATTTGAATCACGGACACCTCTTCATCAGTTCCATCATTTGATTGTAATATAACAATCTAAAATCAAAGCTCTCAGCAGTCAACGCTGCGCGCCTCAAGTTTTCTATCCTACGCCAAAACAATTCGTCGGTCATAGGTAATGCATGATACTCATACAAATCTGGTCTAATTATAGCTAACATACTTTCTCCAATTTAACATCATCATAGCCATCTTCAATCCATTGATCGTATGCTTTTTTTGCGTCTTCATAATTAACGTAGTGATCATCACAACCACCAACCCATACTATCCATTTCATATTTCCTCTCTTTCTAAGGTCTATTTAGTCCCATTCTATTCTATAGTCAAGACTTATTTTCTAATTCTTTTACTTCCTCAAACGTCGTTTCAATACTGTACTGTTCCTTCAAGTCCTGTAACTTCTTCTCAACCTCTTCTCTCGACATAGAGTCAATCGTACCTGTAAGGATTTCTTTCTTATCAACATACAACCCAGCAATCTGTCCACGCCTGGTCTCTGCAGCAACCGCAGCGTTGTAGTTACCAGCAGATGACGCAGCATCTCTGATGCGTGCCAATGTAGCCAACGACCTGTCCTGACTACACTTGTACCGATCCAACACAGCTCTTCGTTCCATCTCAATTGCTTTTGCAGTAAGTGGTGATTTCTCAGGGTGTTGTAGCTCAGAAGCTCTCACCCGAGCTGAACCAGGTGCATACCCAGCATCAATTGCACATTGTGTAGCTGTTTTGAGTCCTTCGGAATGGACAAGAAACAATACAAACCTTCTTTGTTTCTCCGATAGTTTCCTGTCAAATAATGCATCAGAGTATGCTTCAGGGATAATTACGTCTTTATTTTCTTTCATAATGCACCTTTTCTATAGATGTTTTTCTCAAATAATAATTATATTACTAAATATTTCCGAGAAATGCGAGTTTTTTTCGTAAAATATAGATATCTTGTAACCTGTAAATAGTTGTAAGTTACAAGAAGTTACAAAAAAAGGTAAGTATTCTGCTACTTGTAACCTTGTTACCTTGTAACTTGTATTTTACTAAAAAAATATTTTAAAATAAATTTCTCATAGAAACATCTATAGAGAACGGCATTTATGAAAACATCTTTGGATCATCACGTACTAGTCTAAGTGCTCTGTCCAATGCCTGGCGCCCGTCAGTCATGATTACTTCCCACTCTTCAGCGGTGTATACTCTGTCGTGCTTTGGATTATAGAATTTTATTGATACGTCACCGCAATGGCGACACTTATATACTTTTCTTACTGGGCTTTCGGGTAGTTTTGTGTACATACCGTTTTATCCTTTGTAATGGGAATAATATTACGTTTTTAGGTAGTTTTTCTCTAAAATAGATTGAATCCATGACTTTCATGTTCTCTAATCTGTCATATTGACCCGTGGTCCGTGATGCGAGGAGCGTGTCCAATAAATCACGTTGCTTGAGTATTTCTTGATCGCTCATCTGCTTTTTGCTCTGCTATTTTTACTTTGAAGTCGTTCTTTAATTGCTTTTCCGTATTTTTTCTTAATATTTAAGTTGGTAGCATCTACTTTACCGCCTCTTTTTTTCTTTAAAGGAGTAACTCTTTTTCCACCTTTATCTTTAATAATTCTACCATCAGGTCCTAATCTACCAGGTTTTGGTGTACCTTTAGAACGAAGTCCTGGTTCACCAACATTTCTAGAACCTGGGTTCATCAGACGTTTAATCTGTCCAGCAATACTTAAATCTTTACCTGCTGGATTACCTTTACCAGCTTTAATATTTATACCTTTTGATTTAACACCTTTACTACCAATTTTTTTTGCTGCTGCACTTCTACCTGATAATACTGAATCAGGACCAACGAAATTCTTTTTTGTTGATGCGGCTTTTCTTTTTCGTAATTCTTTTGCAAGTTTTCTTAACATAATACTCTCCTAATCTCCAAATTTTAATCTTCTTATAACCATGTCTAACTCTGCTTCATTCGAAACTTTTTTACTTTTCTTCTTTGGTTTTGTTTTAGGTTTAATTCTATTCGGATTCTTTGGCTTTTTCTTTAGTTTAGGTTTTATTTGTGGAGGATCAAATGGTCCTTTACCGTATACTCTTTCAATCATTTCATCTACTGATTCTCTTCGTTTATCTCTCTCATCTTTAAAAAGTTTGCCTTTTCTAAGACTCTCTCCTGCTTCGCCGCCCATAGCTTTTTTAACAGGCTTATTCTTTTTAATAGTAGCTAATGCGCCTGCTCCAGCACCTGCGGCTGCGCCAAATCCTACAACTTGTGTTTTTGATGGCCCTGATTGTTTAACAAGGTCAGGTTTACCTTTATTTTTTTTCTTTTGTATTGCAACAAAGTCTTTTGCAGACTTAGAAATCTTATCTTTTACTTTTTTATTTTTTAAGGCTTTACCAAAACCTTTAATCGCTGCACCAAATATACCCATACCAAGTCCTTTGTTTCAGAGCTGCCGTAGTTAGGCATTTCGCTTCACAAGCAGCTCATAGTAACAGATATAGTATATTATCACATTTGATGCAACTAAATATAGGGGAGGCGTAGCATCCTCCCCTTACACTTTGATGATTTAACAGGTCATAATACCTTGGCAAAAAATTAATAAAAACCAAGTTTGAGGAAACCTGAACCATCCTCGTCTAAATTTAGGCTTTAAACACAGCGTGTGTAGCGCCGCTGGAAGCCCTTCCTCAAATTTTAAAAGGGCGGTTCGCCCTTAAACTCTATAACTGGTTTACTCTCCCGAAATCGTGTAGTTTTTGAATGATTCGGGGTCCAAGGGCGGTCCGTAGTAAACCGTAGTGGCATTGTTCGGACCTTCGGTCCATGTTTGGTTGTAGTATTTATTTTCAATGAGGTGCCCTTGTGAGTGACAAACCTTACACTGGTTAATGGCTTGTTCGCCTTCGAATCTAACTTTAACATATCCGTTTCCTTTACATTGATGACATATAATCATATCGCCTCCATAATATATTTCTAATTTTTTCCCAACGCATACGGTTAAATACTTCTTTCCCGTTCCGTGGTTCGCGAAGCGCTATCTTTGATAAACGCGCATATTCTCGTAGTAATCGTTCTTTCAGTGGTGTCTTGCGGCCCATTCTACACTTTCCTTTTTATTTTCTAATTCTTCTACTTTTGCCTCGTATTTGCGTTTCATGGATAGTCTACCAAGTATAAAACCCAATACAAACACGCCTACGATGGCAAGTATATGCCATAAGTGAAACATATTAATTTTCTCCTCTCAAAATACTATTATGTT